ATGAGTGCATCACATCCAACTATTAATGGAACTCAGAGTAACCTTCTTTCTGTAGCATCTGATTTAAATGAAACTTCACTTGAGCAAGCTTTGATTGACATTGCTGGTTTTCAAGATGAACGTGGACTTAAAATTGCTGTACGCGGCATGAAATTGATAATTCCAAAAGAATTACAGTTTGTTGCAGAGCGTGTGTTAAACAGTAACTTGAGACCGGGAACTGCAGATAATGATGCAAATGCTCTAAAGAACATGGGAATGTTACCAGAAGGCGCGGTAGTAAACCATTTCTTAACAGATACAGATGCATTCTTTATCAAAACAGATGCTCCAAACGGTCTTAAATATTTTAACAGAGCAACTATTAAAACAGCTATGGAAGGTGACTTTGACACTGGAAATATGCGTTTTAAAGCAAGAGAAAGATACAGCTTCGGTTTTTCAGACTGGCGTTGTCTTTTCGGAACACCTGGTGCTGCATAGCCTCCAAGCAAATTATTGCATCAGTTTTAAGGGCGGCACTTGCCGCCCTTCTTTTTTTGTGTATAATAGAACAAACCTGACAGTTACATTGTGTAGCTGACTATAGCCCATACAGGAGATTTACATGGCTAATACAACCTTTAAAGGAACCGTCCGAGCTGAAGGCGGCCTCCAACAAATAACAACAAACACTTCAACAGGCGCTGAAACAACCAATACAAGTATTGATTCTAGCGGTAATCTTTCCGTTGGTGGAACAACAGCATTAGCGGGTGCTTTAACAAGATTGACCCCACAAACAATTTTTAACTACAACTACATTACATGTTCCGCACCTATTGTTACAAGTCTGGGTAACTCAGGCGATGGTGTAATGGCAACCGAAGATAAATTTGGATTATTGTTTTTTGGACCAAATAACGAAATGTATCCAGCAACAGCAATTTCTATTGGTGCTTACACAGCAGCCGGAAAAACACCCCAATTAGATGGAACAGTACCAGCAACGGATACGGCTACAACGCAAGCAGGATTTGATATACAAATGGATACTGAATCAGCTGCAGCAACAGGACTAGAAATGGTTTTAGCCGGTGGTCCAATGGGTGGAAACAATAATGGTTTTACCATTGGCACACATTCAGGTTCTATTGAAGCAACCTTCAATACACCTGATTGGACTGACTATGATGCTTGTGGTATAGGCTTTAGAAAAGTTGAAGACTTTAATGATGGTCATGTACCCATTCTTGACGGAGCCGCAGCAGGTGACGGAATTTATACAGACTTTGCTGCATTTGGAGCAATGGGTGATACAAACATTGAAATCATGACTGATTTAAATAACTCAGGAACATCCACTTCAACAGACTGTGGTGCATCAGTACCAGTTGATGGTCAAAATTTAAGATTAAAAATAAATTTATCAGCAGCCGGTGTTGTAACTTATCAACTTGTTGTGAATGCCGTAGCAGGAGCAGGTACTTTAGCTGCCCCAGCAACAACAGCAGCATTTACTTTTGACGATGGTGATGTAGTAGTACCTTACCTCTTTTCATCAAGTGACACAGCAGCAGCTGATGTACTTTGGTTAAAAGATGTTACAGTATCTCGTTCACCGGGAATTAGTTACGCAAACTAATCTATAGTGGGGGTTAATAGCCCCCACATTTTATAAGGAGAATGATATGGGTGTTTCAGACGTAAAAGTTGCTTTTATAAGTGATGAAGTAGCCGCAGACCCAAATGGCTTTTCAGCTTCAGCACAAGTTGCAAACAATGCTGCATTAGTTTTAGGAGGTGCATTAGCCGATGGCGGTGCAGTAACGCTTGGTTCCGCAAGAACAGTTTCAATCACTTCTGGCGGTGACGATAGTGGAATATCTTTTAATGTTGTCGGAACCGACTTAGATGGAGCTTCTTTAACTGAAAATATTACAGGGGCAGACACAGGAGCCGCAACAGGTTCTAGCTATTTTAAAACGATAGTCAGTGTTACGGCTGTAGGAGATCCTGCAGGAACAGTAATAGCCGGAACAACAGGTTCAGCAGCGGATATAATTTTTGGAGGCAGAACTCGTCTTAAAGGTTATTCTATTGTTTCTGGTGGTACCTCAGGTGTTATTCAGTTTGTTAATGGTGAGCCCAATGGTGGGGGTTCCGCATTATTTAAAGCAAGAACTATTGGTACAGACAATACTACGGTAGACAATACGATACCTTTAAATGGTATTGTATTTGAGGACGGTATGTACGTTGTCTATACAATAGCGACTGTAGACATGATGAGTTTTTTCTACGCATAGAGATGTAAATGGCAGAAAAAGGCACTATGAAAGGTCATACTATAGGCGGAGGTCAGAAGAGGCCTACCAAATCTGGTGCCGGAATGACTAAAAAGGGTGTTGCTAAGTATCGTAGAGATAATCCTGGAAGTAAGCTTAAAACAGCTGTAACAGGAAAAGTAAAGGCTGGAAGTGCGGCGGCAAAAAGAAGAAAGTCTTATTGCGCTAGGAGTGCAGGACAGATGAAGAAGTTTCCTAAAGCCGCTAAAGACCCCAATAGTCGTTTAAGACAAGCTAGAAAAAGGTGGAAGTGTTAAATGGCTACTATAAAAGAAAAAGATTTTTTGCATTCGTTAGATAAAAGAACCGCTATTTTAGAAGAAATTTTAATTAGACTAGAAAACAATCACCTAGCTCATATGCAAAAAGACCTTGATAAATTAGATTTTAAAGTCTGGGGTATTATTGGAGGTATTGCTATTCAGCTTGCCGCCACTATAATAGCCTTAGTTGTATTATACGGAGGTTAACATGAGTTTATACGCTAATATTCACAAAAAAAGAAAGCGAATCGCCGCTGGCTCTGGAGAAACAATGAGAAAAGTTGGGTCAAAAGGTGCCCCAACAAAAGCAAATTTTGTTAAAGCCGCTAAAACCGCTAAAAAGAAAACAAAGAAGGTGTAACAAATGACCACATCTAATTCTACAGATTTTGAATTAAGCGCCGCAGATTATGTTGAGGAAGCTTATGAAAGGTGCGGGTTAGAGGTTCGTACAGGTTACGATTTAGCTACCGCTCGTAGATCTTTAAATTTAATGTTTGCGGAATGGGCAAACAGAGGTTTGAATCAATGGACGATTACTCAAAGAAGCCAAGCTTTAACGGCAGATGATAGAGAATATTCTTTAGGAACGGATGTCATAGATGTTTTAAATGTTGTTGTAAGACGCTCAAGTACGGATTATTCTTTAACAAGAATAAGTAGATCGGATGACCTAGCTATTCCAACCAAAGCTACTACGGGTAGGCCTACTCAATTTTTCTTAGACAGGCAGGTGAACCCAAATTTAAAAATTTGGCCGACACCCGAAAACAGTACGGATGTTCTGTATTATGATGCTTTGACTAGGATAGAGGATGCAGATTCTGCCGTTAACACCGTAGATGTTCCTTTTAGATTTTATCCTTGCCTCGCTGCTGGATTATCTTATTATCTTTCTTTAAAAAAAGCTCCACAAAGAACCCAAATGTTAAAAGCAATTTATGAAGAAGAGTTTGAAAGAGCCATGGGAGAGGACAGAGATCGTTCTAGTTTTTCTGTAACACCTCATTACACTTATCTTAGGTCTAATTAATGAGTAAGTTTGCAAAAGGAAAAAGCGCTTATGCCATATCAGATAGGTCTGGTATGAGATATAAGTATCGAGATATGAAAAAAGAATGGAATGGTGTTCTGGTAGGACCGGATGAATTTGAACCAAAACATCCTCAATTAGGACCTTTCAAATCCGCAGCAGATCCACAAGCCTTAAAAGATGCCCGACCTAGTCGAGTTGAGAATGCAGTAGAAGTTCTTTTAAATCTTAATCCTTTTACATCAGGATCGGCCAGTTCTGGTATTATAACAGTACAAGAAATAAGTCATGGAAGAACTTCTAATGATACGGTAAGATTTAGAAAAGTGTACGGATTGGATGGTTTTACTAAAGACGTTCTAGAACAAGCCGAGGGGTATACAATTACTGTTGTTACAACAGATACTTATACCTTTACAGCTAACGGAGAAACGGCAACCTCTGGTGGTGTTGTCGGAGGAGGTAGTCGCGCAACGGCTGGACCCGTAACGGTGAGTGCATAAAATGAGTTTTACATACACAACATTAAAAACAGTAATACAAGATTACACTGATAATACAGAACTAACCTTCTTAAAGAATATGCCTAATTTTGTTAAAGCGGCAGAAGATAGAATATTTGAATCCGTTGATTTAGAGTTTTTTAGACAAAACGTAACAAGTGCTTTTTCAGCAGATGACCCTTATTTGTCTGTTCCTACAGACATGTTAGCCGTGTTTTCTTTACAAATCACATCCAGTGGTTCAGAGAATTTTTTATTACAAAAGGATGTTAACTTTTTAAGAGAGTATTCTCCTAGTGCTTCGACTACTGGCGTTCCTAAATACTACTCTGTGTTTAGTACAGATCATTTTCTAATAGCACCTACACCTGATTCTAACTACACAGTTGAGCTACATTATTACTATAGACCAGTAAGTTTATCTGATAGCACCACTACAATTACTTTAGCTAACGTGCAAGGAACTTTTACAAACAGTGACACAATCTCTGGTGGAACTAGCACATTTTCTACTTCAGTTACGGCAGTACCTTCTTCTTCTACGTTAACGGCAGTGATACCGGGCGGAGATTTTGTTGTAGGTGAACTTATAACAGGAAGCTCTAGTGGTGCAACGGGGTCTTATTTATCTAGCTCGGTCGATACTACAACAACATGGATAAGCAAAAATGCTCCAAACGTACTTCTTTACGGATCACTGTTTGAAGCGTATACTTACATGAAGGGCGAGCAGGATGTTATTGCTATATATGAGAAAAGATTTATGGATGGATTAACTAGATTAAGAGCTCTTGGAGAAGCAAGAGAGAAGCATGATGCTTATAGAAACAGTGATATTTTTGGAAAAGGTCTTCCATCAAGACCAAACACTTAGGAGATTTAAATGGCTACATCAAATGCAGCAACCAACTATCTAGAGAGAAGAATATTAGATTTTATATTCAAAAATAATGCTCTAAGTTTTGCTAGTCCTGGAGACAGTCTTTATGTAGGA